ACGTCACCGACGAGTTCCGCCGCAAGATGGAAAGCCTCAAGCCCGCAGATGAGCCGCGGCGCGGCTTCGGGCCGCTCTACCACAACACCGACGAGCTGCGCGGGGCCCTGGACGGGGCGCCGGCAGCGGCCGTCGCAGAAACAGGCGGGCACACGATGCGCATGGAGCGCGTGCTCGACCCGGGGCGCCCGTCACGCCCGCGCAGCAAGGGAGGACCGGAGCCCGATACCCGGGTTCCGGTCTCCCTCGTGCCGAGCCCGGCGCTGGAACCGCCGGCCGATGACGCGCCCGCAACACCCGTCCCGGCAATCTGAGGCGGCGCCGCGGGATCGTGCGCACGCGCTGGTGATGGCCACATCGGCACCGCGGATCTGACCGGGCCCGGTGTGTGTTCCCGAGTCGGAAAGCCGGCGGCCGCGTGTTACATTTCGCGCGCTGTTCGAAGCGCCAGGATCCCGGATGCCGACAAGGCGCCGGTGCGGCGCCCCGCCTGCAAGCCGGTGTAGCTCAGTTGGCAGAGCAACTGATTCGTAATCAGTAGGTCGGTGGTTCGAGTCCACTCACCGGCACCAAAATTCCCCAATAAGACAGTAGGTTATGGCGGTGTCGCGCCAGCGCGCCGCCAGCCGCCTAAGCTGTGTCCGGCTGGTGTCCGGATCTCAGGGGCCGCTACACTGGCATCCATGCCCCCCGACCTCGACGCCCTCGCCGCTGAAGTCGCCGAGCTGCACGCCGATGCGCTGCATGCTGCGAGGGTTGAGCGCGTGTGCCAGGTCGCCGCCGGTCAAAGGTTGCTAGAGCTGCGCGATCGCATGGGCGCGAGCGCCTGGTCGAAGTGGATCGCGAGTGGCGAGTGCCCGGTGCTGCCAGCCACAGCCCGCGCGCTTGTGGCTGCTGCTGAACAGCACGCCGAACAGGTGCGAGAACCGGCGTAGGACCGCGCCAGAGCGCCCTGGGCGCGCTGTGGGCCCGTACAGCACCAGCACGGCCCCATTCCGGCACCAGGGGCGCCCCAGGGCCTCCAGGCTGCCACGACGCAGCGCAGGGGCAGGATGGGGGCGTTTCGGGGGCGTTCTCGGCCCAGACGAAAGAAGGGCCGCACGCGGCGGCCCCTCGGTGTCATCGTGTCAGCGGCGCCTGTAGCGCGTCAGTGCAGCGTCGCGGCCCCCGCGGCCTCGCGTGCGGCCGTCTGGACGATCCAGTCGTGGCCGTCGGCGTCGGCCTTGAGGTAGTCCCGCACGAGCGCGTCTAGGGCTTGCAGGGCCTCGGCGTTGGTCAGCATGCCCACGGGAAGATCCGCGATCCGGCACAGCAACACCCCGAGCAGGTCCTTGTCGTTGGTGGTGCTCATTCCGCCGCCGCCTCCTCGGCCTGCATCGCCGCGAGGTTCGCCGCGGCTGCGGCCTTCAGGTCGTCGCCGTGGATGCGGCCTACCTCGCCGACCACGCTCGACACAGCGTCGCGGATGGCGAAGATTTCGCGCACCAGCATCTCGCAGGCGCCCGGCCCTGCCTCGTCGCGCAGTACGTACTCGCTGCCGAACTGGAACGCGGCTCCGATCACTTCGGCGGTTCCGGCCGCGGTGCCGAGCCGCAAGTGCAGCTCTTCAAGCCGGTCCCGATATTGCCCGATGGCGTCGCCGCGGCTGAGGTTCGCGGGCGCGGCGCTGGCCGGCTCGGCGTCCAGATCCGGCGGTTGCTTGCCGGCCATGCTCTCCAGCAGGTCCAGCAGCGCATGCCGCTGCATGGGGGGCACGCGGTGGAGGTTCGCGATCACTTCGCGCTGCTCCATCTCGTCAAGCCGGTGGTCGTTGGTGTTGTCGTTCATGGGGTATCTCCTACGGTCGTTTCTAGCGATAGGGTGTCCGGGAGCTAGAAACCGGACGTAGGGCCGGCCCGCTTTCTTCACGCCGAAGCGCTCTTGTATCCAGCGGACTCCCGGACGTAGCCGGGTCAGGAGATTGCCGCGCCTGACGGTAGCGGCAGCCGCCTACGTTTGAAGGGTTTCTAGCCCCGTATCGCCGAGACTACGCCCAGGCGCGCCGCCCCGTCCAGCACTGGCGCCATGTGACCACCTCGCTGGCCGGCGTGACTACATGGTGCCAGGGCCGACAGGCCAGGGATCGGCCAGAAACGCCCTTGTGGTGGGCCTTTGCGGGCGAATCGGACGGCCTCGTGGGTCGTGTTTTGAATTGCGGATGGACGAAATAACCGCCGGCACCGGTCTGCGCCGCGGCACGCGCCGAGACGCGATCCGCCCCCCGGTGATAGAAAGCGGAAGCGACGGCATCCCACCGTCGCCCCCGCCACACCGCGCGGTTATCGACTCCGCCGTGTGCTCTCGGAGGTTTTCGCCAATCCCAGGCGCGGCACTCAACCCGAGTTATCCGCAGCCGTTTCGCGGGTGAGACAAAGAAAGCCCCGCGCGCTGGCCAGGCGCTGTTAGCTGGTAGTTGTTTTCAAGAATTTGATCGCGTCCACATTCAATGGGATGCCCGCCTCGCGCCGGCGGATGAAGAACCGCGAGTAACCCGGCCGCGTCACTTGATCGACAGTGATCCGCAGGCCGGCCGCGTGCTGCACCAGCAGATAGCCACGCTGGAAATCTCCGAACCCGATCGGCAACGCGTTCGCCGCGATGGCCGGCATTTGTTCCCATGCTTGAACAGGATATCCGAGCAAGCGATCCGGCTGCCCCATCTGCGTGCTGGGCTGCCACAGATAGTTGCCGTCGCCATCCTTGAGCTTGCGAACCGCGCCCATCGTGGTGCTGTTCATCACGAACGTGCCGCGCGCGCGGTATGCGCTGTTCACGGCGTACACGAGATCGATCAGCGCGTCCGGCACGACTTCCGCAACAGCCGGCGATGACGTGCTCAAGCTCGCCACGAACTGGTACACCGCGGCGGCACGCAGCGGCGAGTTGAAATCCGGCGCGTCCGTGGGCGCGCTGTTCACCATGCCGGTGAGCTTGTTGCTTCCGTCGCCGTCGATCACCGCTTGCCCCTCGGCAATGGCGAATTCTTGTGCGACTTCTTCCGCGAGCCAGTCGGCGACGTCGAAGAAGACGTCGTCCAGGCTCCATTCGCTGGCCTCTGGATAGCCGTAGAGCTCGCCCCAGGTCGGGACAACCTCACGCAGTTGCGGCGTTGCGGTCGGCGTGGATCGATCCGTGGACTCGCCGGCCCACGAGGCCGCGGCGCCCCTGATGTTCACCAGTTGTTTGAAATCCGACGTTCCGGCCCGGACCACTTTCACCAGCGAGCGCACCGGCGAAAACAACTTTTCCAGGCGCTCGATTTCTCGCGAGATCTCTTCCGGCACTGCATGGCCGCCGCCGGGGTTCGACGCGATCGTTACCGCCTTCGCTTCGATCTCGGTGAGATTGGACTTGCGTCCGGGGTCGGTCGGCTTGCGCAGCCAGCTCGTGAACGCATCGACGTGCGCCTTGCTCTCGCGCGTGCCGCGCGGCGCGCCGGGCGTGTTGCCCTTGCTCTCGATCTCTTCGAGCCGATCGACGATCTCGGCGATGCGTTCGCGCTGCTTGTTCGCGAACATCTCGAACGCGGCGCCTTGCCGCTCGACCGCGTCAACGATCGCCGCTTTGTAATCTGCCATGTGCCTAACTCCATCAATCAATGGGAACGCGCTGTCGTCGCGACAGTGCATGCCGGCCAGAGTACCGAACGCCAGCAGCCGATCAAGGTATTTAAGTTATGTCCACTTCCGCCGCAGCCTGCGCACTGTCGAGTCCGTGCTGGTTGTTGCGAACAGTGCAGCAGCGCGGCGCAGCGCCTGGCCGCGGGTGCGTGCGAGCCCTGCCCGCAGCAACGAACGCGCGTATGCGATCGCCTCGCGGTCGTCGATTGTCGGCCTTCCTGCGCGGCGTGTGCCGCAGTGCGGGCAGACCTCAGTGCTCATGCCCGGCCATCGGATCATCGCCGGCCTGATCGAGTTCGTCGGCGAGCATCCTTAGATAGTCGCTGGCGAACTCGACGCCGCGAGACTGGATCAGCACGGTAGCGCCGCTGCCGATCAAGCTTCCGGCCGCATCGAGATCGCCGAGTGCCCTTGTTAGTCCGAGCGCCAGGCGCGATATGCGGGTGCGCGCCTCGTCCAGGGTGTGTTCGTCGCGATCGGGGATCGAATTCGCGTCTGGGTTCATGCTCACTTCTCCTTTGCGTTCAAGTAGTCGGCGTGCAGCCCTTGCAGCAGCTCCCAGGCGCCCGGCCCCGCGCCGGCACTATGTACATTTGACGTACATATGTACGTGCCGCATAATGCCCGCCAATGGCGATCAAGACTTGGGCATGCGAGCGGACCCACGCGCTGTTCAAGGGCGAGAGCCCCGATGTCGTACCGCGCGCCCTGGTGCGGCGGGCGCACCGCAAGCTGCTCATCCTGCATGCCGCAGTGTGCCTGGAGGATCTCCGGACGCCACCGGGCAACAGGCTCGAAAAGCTCCGCGGGAGCCGCGCCGATCAGCGCAGCATCCGGATCAATGACAAGTACCGGATCTGCTTCGTGTGGCGCGGCGCCGACGCCTACCAAGTCGAAATCGTGGACTATCACTGAGGAACGAACATGCGTGACCCCATTCACCCCGGCGAGATCTTGAAGGCCGAATTCCTCGATGAGCTCGGGGTCTCGCCCTATGCACTGGCGAAGGCTCTGCGGGTCCCCCCGAACCGGATCACCGGCATCGTGAACGGTGAGCGCGCGATCTCGGCGGATACGGCGCTGCGGCTCGCCGCATGCTTCGGCACGTCGCCCGAGTTCTGGATCAACCTCCAGACGCATTACGACCTCGAGATGGCGAAGCGCGACGCGGGCACGAAGATCGCCCAGCAAGTCGCCGCGGTGGCATAAGCTCGCCCAGCTCCCGGGGGCAGGCGGCGGCCGGCTCATTCCCAGGGCCGCTTCCCATCCACGCGGTTGCGGGCAGCAGTGGCGGCTCGTTCTGCGCTGTAGCGGCTTTGGTTCGTCAACCTGAGCGCCCGGGCCAGTGCCGCGGCGGCCCGGGTCTCGCGGTCCCGCATCTTGAGCAAGCGCTCGTACTCGCCCAGGTCGCCGACCTCGTCGGCGTCTGCCCACTGTGCGAGGAGCAAATCGAGGCGCCAGGCGTCGAGCAGGTGCGCGCACAAGCGGCGCAGGAGCGCTTTAGCGGCGGCCGTCTGGAACACCTCAGCGCTCTCGCTGCTCACGATCGCGCGCCATTCGGCCGCGGCCCGGGCCGGCAGGTCGGCGGGCGGGGATGGCCGCTTCAGTGCCGCTCCGATGGGCGAAACGATGCTCAATGCGGCTGCGCTCGGTCTGCCTCGTTGTCGTTTGGCCATTTTCAGTCCTCAAGGAAAAAGTCGAGGTTTAGCAAAGGAAAGATCCCCGGCCGGTCTGCGCCGGGCGAGGCCCTGACCTTCGATCCCGCCCCCCGGTGCAACAGCCGCGCCGGCCTGCTCGTGCTGCTCATGCACCGCCACGCTCGCGCAATGCGTCCGCCACGTCGTGCAGCGCATCCGCGATCAACTGCGTGCCCTGCAAGATTGCGCCGCCGTGCGCTTCGAGCGCGCCTTGCGGTGTCGCCGCGTCGGCGTTGCCGAGCTGGTGCAACGCCCGTGCTATCGCGTGCAATGCGGCCGCGGGTGTGTCGGGTGTCTCCATCGTCTGATCTCCGCTGAATGCCTGAACTACCCCTCGAAGCGGGACAGGGCGGGACAGGTCTTAGACCCCTGTCCCGTCCCGTCCCGGGACACGGCGGGACAATGTCCCGGAATGTCCCGCAATGTCCCGCTCATGGGAGCCATGCGTGATCCTCGTAAACCTGCACCTTGTGGCTCGCGATCAGCCGCTCTCGGGCTCGCAGGAACGATTTACGCTTCGCCTCGTTGCTGGTGTCCGCGCCGAGCCGCGAGTAGATCGCCGCTCGCCAGTCGTCCAGCAGCACCACGTACTGGCCCATCTTGGCGCCGTGGTCGAGCAGGGTTACCGGGGCCTCGCGTCGCTTGCTTGAGTCCTTCAACGTCGCGTGCAATGCGTCCAGCGCGATCCGCTCGGCCGCGGTCATGCTCGCTTGTTTCGCGCGCTCCTTCGGCGCCTCGGTCGCGCACAGCACGACGCTATCGCCCACCGGCACCAGCTCGAAGCCGGTCAGGGTGTAACCGTCTTCGGCGTCGCGCACCTTCTCCACCTCGATCGAGCGCCTGTCACCGTCACGACGCACCGATAGCTCGAAGTCGGTCGCGGCCTTCAGGCTGGAATGCCCGCGTGAGCCCTTCGCGTCGTCCTTGCCGCTGTGGTGGACGTAGATGCAGGTGCACGCTGCGGCCTCGCTGATCGCGGCAGCCGCGTCCACCATCCTGCCCATGTCTTCGCTGGCGTTCTCGTTGCCGCCGGGCATGGCGCGATTGAGCGTGTCCACGATCACCACGCGCAAGTCCGGCAACGCGGCCACCTTGATGGCCTCGATCAGCTCGGCCGCGTCGCCGTTCAGCAGGCTGATCCGAGATTCCAGGATGCGCAGCCGGTCGAGCGCATGCGCTGGTAGCGCGTGGTGCTCCAGGTACGCACCGAGGCGCAGCGCGAGCCGGCCCTCGGTCGCGACGTAGATCGCACTGCCGCGCGCCACGCCTCGCCCGTGCCAGTCCACGCCGCGCACGATGGCGCAAGCAAGGTCCAGTGCGGCAAACGTCTTGCCGCTGCCGGTGGCACCGAAGATCACACCGATACCGCGCTCCGGGATCAGTTCGTGAACGGTCCACTTCGGCGCGGGTGCGGCCAGCAGTTCCGCGACGGTCAGCAGGTGGAAGCGCTGCGAGATCGGTTCCGACTCGGCACCGGTATCAAATTCCTCGTAGGTATCGAGGTTCTCGGCCATCGAGAGCAGCATCGGCAGGGCGAGAGGCCCCCCGGTGAGCCAATCGCTTACGTCCTGCTTGTGACCCAGCCCCGGTATCGTGACGACGCGCACCGCTGCCGCGATGCCCTTGAGGCTGCGCGCTACCTGTTCGGCGTGCGCCCAGCCGGGATCGTCCATGTCCGGCAGTATCACGACGCGCCGGCCGCGCAGCACCTCGCTGTACTCGCGACGCCATTTGCCGGCGCCGCCGGGATTCGTCGTCGCAAGCAATCCCTCGCGTTCGAGCCGGTGCACGTCGCGCTCGCCCTCCGTGACGAACACCAGCGCATCAGGATCGGCAGCGAGCAGTGCGGGGAGCCGGTACAGCACGCGCCGCGTGTTGCCGAGCTTCCAGCGCCAGCCGCCCGCGCCATCGGGGACGCGCTGTCGAAAGTCCTTCGGCTCGTAGCGCACCACCTCGAACAGCAGCACGCCGTGCTCGTCGGTGTACGGATAGGTTTCGATGATCTGCGGCTTGCCGGCCTTGCCGTTGCTCCAAACGCCGCGGGCCTTCAACTCGTCGATCACGGCCTCGCGCTCGCATCCAGCGTGACACTTCACGAGCACGCCGCGATCACCGTCGCGAAGGCTCAGGCTCGCGTGCGTGTCGTCGTGCACCGGGCAGCGCGCGGCCCAGCCGTCACCGCTGCGCTTCGCGCCTTCGAGTGCGCGTGCGATCGCCTCGGCGTTCATCGCACGCTCCGCAACAGGCGCGCGGCTGCGGCGATGTGCCACTGTGCGGCCATCCAGGCGCGGCAAGTCGGGCAGGTTGCGCTGTAGTCGTGCGCGCAGGTGCAGGCTGCACTACACTGTGTCGCGAGCTTTCCCGGCTCATTCCCCCTCGGCTGTGGCCCTGGATTTGCCCCCAGGGCCCGGCCGGCTTCTCTTGCTCTCACGTGCTGGCCTCCTGCCGGGACGCCGCCAGGAAGTCGAGTAGCGCCCACGTCGTGCTGCACATCGCGCCGCAGTCAGAACACGCGCTCGTGTGCTCGACAGGCGCTCCAGCAGCGGCTAGCGGCCGCCGGCAGCGTGCGCAGCGAGTCGTCGTCGGTGTGCGGACAGCATGCGCCCCGGGTGCGCGGTGCGGGGCGTTCATGCCGCGGCCTCGGTGCGCTGTGCGAGGAACCATGCCCGAACCTCGTCACGGCGCCACCAACAGCGGACTGCGGGCCGCCCGTTCGCGCCCCTGCGCCGCTCGATGCTCATCGGTCGCGGGAAACCGCTCAACGCGAGCAGCCCGGCGTTATTCAGCATGACGCCCGCGCGCCGGATCGGCGTGCCGCAGATCACGGGGTCGAGCGCATCGAAGTACTCATCGATCGAACCGGCGCACCGAATTGCGCGCGCTGGCGGGCGCGTCACACCCGCGTATGGCGTGACGCGACCCGCGCGATTCATCGGCGGTTGCCATTGCTCAATGTGCTCGCGCTCAACGCGATCCAAAGCGCCGAGCTCGCAGGGATAGAA